AGGCGACACCTGATGGTATTCCATGTATATTTTGACTTTCTTGTAGATTCATATTTTAACTAAACTATATACAGTAATGGATATTTTATTTTATTACAATTATCTATTATATACTCAAAATTTAATAAGGCTTGTATAAATAACTCATAGTTACAAAAATACTATTACTTATATGCCATATCGTTCTATTTACATGATTCCATTGTTGGTTATTTTTAAAGTAATTATGTATACCAAATAAACTTGACATAAACGGTACTGAACAACTCGGGGTATTTATAACAGCAACCGCCGCTGTAGAAAAATACATTGAATGTTTTATAATTTCTATATTTGATACCATTTTCATAACAGCATACATATGGATGAATCCGGTCACTTGTGTTTCAGGTAACCAAAAATTACCACAACACAATATTATCGTCATCCCATCTAAACACTCAAATGCTCTCAATGTTAAATTCTTTTTTGAAGTTTTTTCTATTTTATTTTCTGTATCTGTTTCTTTATCTGTTATTTTGAGTTGATTATCATAAATATGATACATACTACTACATATCGCTAATTTTGCCATATTATGTTGTACGTTTAATGGTAATTTATACCATACTGGAAATGCTGCAAATACACCAGAGGAAATCCCTGCTGATATCATTGTTATATATTATAATAATGATTTTTTTATATTTTTATATTTTATTCTATATATGCACATAATACATCATTTTGTACATGTCCATCCAGAAATGTAAATTTATAATCATTGTTAATACTTAAAATCATTTCTTGAATTTTTTGTAAAAAATCTATATTACCAAAACTTTGTTCTCCCCAAGGAAAAGCATTTTTAATTATGCGAATATCATCTACTAATATTACATTATCTTTTCGGTCTAATTCACTAATTGCTTTTATTTCGTTTATTAACGGACACTTATATTTATAATTTTTAATACTTGAATTATCTACGTGTGCATCTAAAAAAAACATTGTTTTCTCTTTAAAATCATCATTTAATAGATACTTGTTCATTTTACTTGAATCATCTAAATATAGATTATATCTACCTTTCTCTATCTCATCTTTAAATATTTCTTTACCATATTTTACCCATTCTTCAAAAATTTCAATACAAAATACTTTATTAAATTTGCAATTTAAAGCTTGTTTTGATGAAGTATCTGTACGAGGATCCCATAAACCAGTTTCAAAATAATTTACACAATTAAATTGTTGTCTCAGTCCTTCTAAGTCAAATTTAACTACCATATAAAAATATAGTTATAAATAAGTTTTCATAATAATACGAATATATAATTATGCGTTACCATATAATTATTAACTTAATTCCATTATATATATTATGGAAAATTATTACGAGTTAAATACTAATTATAACGATAGGTTAAATACGTGGGTTGACCAAATTAAAGAAACGAATAAGAAAACTGTTATTTATTCATTATCTGATATAAATTATAGTTTAAGATTTGATGAAATGATACAAACATTTAATACGCCAAACGCATGTTTTGCAATGTGTGCATTAGATAAAGAAACATATAACTATTTTACAAATAAAAATATACCAACTGTATTATTAGATAAAGAAGAAGATAACTTTAACCATTTAGTATGTATTTCTAAATTTTTATTAACAAAGGTTTTATTAAAAAATGGGTTCAATGTTATCATGACAGAAGCGGATATTTTTTGGAAAACAGATGTTACTACTATATTTAGTACTAATGCCGAATTAACTGTTAGCCAACATACGTATTCACCAGAGGTCAATATTGGATTTTATAGAGTAATTTCTAATGAAAATACTATTAAGTTTTTTGATAATTTAATGGATTGGATATATGATCCAAAATGTAGTTATACACAAGATGTCTATAAAAATATATATTTAAATAAAAAACCTCATTATGGTGTAGACCAGAAAATATTTGACTGCGCTTTACGTCAATGTAATGATTTATTTTTAAGAAAAGTTGGTTATAATTTTTCAACCGAGTCATTTAATAAACTAAAAACAGTTCAGCTCAATTGGGATTATTTAAGTTATAATATATTAATGCATTGGCCGATTCGTTATCCAAATAATTATAGTGGGGTTCACGTTTGGTCAGGTTATAATAAAATACCTAGTGAACAAATTAAATACGCACACTCATATAATTGGTTTTGTAATCAAACTACTTAAAATTATATGTATAATTTTACATATATAATGCAAAATTATACGGATAGTCCTTATAAAAAAATTCCAGCTGATTTAGCTTCAAAATACACGATGGATAATCAAATTCCGGTTTTTGATTGGTGGTTAGATGGTAGAATAAATGATAATATTATTTGGAATGATAATTTTATTAATGAGTTTTGTAATAGATTTACTCCTGACAATATACGAAATAATGCTGAAGGTAAATCAGATTATGGTCACGAAGTTTGTGTTAACTTACTAAGATCATTTGAGGATTATAATATAAAAAATCAAAATGTAGCTGTTGTCGGTTCATTAACTCCTTGGATTGAAGCAATTCTTATTAATATGAACAATAAGGTAACTACCATTGAATATAATGTTCCTGAAAGTAATTACGAAAAAATAGTATGTAAAGACTATTTTCAATATTTTGAAAATAATACAAATACATTTGATTCTGTTGTTTCTTTTTCTTCTATTGAACATAGTGGATTAGGTAGATATGGAGATCCACTTGACCCTGATGGAGATTTAAAAACAATGCAGGTGGTTCATAATAATTTAAAACCTGATGGATTATTTATATGGGGTTCTCCTGTTGGTAAAGATGCTTTAACTTGGAACGCACACCGTGTATATGGACCAATACGATTACCATTATTATTTCAAAATTTTAAAGAAATTAATTGGTATGGGCATTCAAAAGAAAAATTATTTGGCCAAAAAGTTAGAAATAATTCATTTCAACCAGTGGTTATTTTACAGAAATTATAATTTAAATATAAATTAAATGTATAAGCCTTTATATTATATATGTCTATACATACTATTGGGGATAGTCATTCTTCCAGTAGAATTAGTGGTTGGAAAGATTGTAAAAATATAATATCTCACGAAATTGGAGCAGTTTTATGTTATTCATTTGGAAAAGAAAAATTAAATAGATGTGATATACGAAATTTTAATATTAAAGATAATGATACAATTATATTTTGCTTAGGAGAAATAGATTGTAGATGTCATATATATAAACATGTTTCAAATGAAAAATCTTATAAAATGATAATAGATGAAATCGTAAATAATTATATAGATGCAATAGAATTAAATGTTAATGAGTGTGGTGTAAAATTAAAAAACATATGTATTTATAATATTGTTCCACCCATTCAAAAACATAATACATATGAAAATCCAGAATATCCTTATTTGGGAAATGATGAAGAAAGAAAACAATATGTTTTATATTTTAATGAATGTATTAAAAAAAAATGTATAGAAAAAAAATGGATATTTTTTGATATTTATAATAATTATATTGATGTAAATGGATATTTACGTAAAGATTTAAGCGATGGTAATGTCCATATTAAAAATGGGTATTATTTCCAAGAATTTATAAACAACAATTTATTATAATTTTCTAAAGACTTTTGTAAATTAACTTAAACACTACTCTACATATTATATGTATACCAAAGGAAACATGGTTGTTATTTGTGATAAACCTTATCCATCTAATTCAAAGTATGAATCTCATTTTGAATTATATCCTTATTCTCTCAGTGATTTTCAAAAATACGCGATTGAATCTATCATTGAAGGTAATCATGTATTAGTCACTGCTCATACTGGTTCGGGAAAAACACTTCCTGCAGAATTTGCTATTCAACATTTTGTAAAAACGGGAAAAAAAGTCATTTATACAAGTCCTATCAAAGCATTATCCAATCAAAAATATTATGAATTTACACAAAAATATCCTGACATCTCTTTTGGTCTTTTCACAGGAGATATTAAAACAAACCCAAATGCCGATGTACTTATTATGACCACCGAAATCCTAATGAACTATTTATTCACTTCTCTTAATAATGATAATCAACCACAAACAGAAGATTCTACACTATTGCAATTTCAAATTGAGATTCAAAATGAACTGGCGTGTGTCGTTTTTGATGAAATCCATTATATTAATGACGCTGACCGTGGACAAGTATGGGAAAAAACCATTTTGATGTTACCAAGACATGTTCAAATGGTCATGTTATCTGCTACTATTGACAATCCTGCAGGTTTTGCTGATTGGTGTGAACGCGGAGAAGCTGAAAATGGGGGGAAATCCGTATATTTGGCATCAACCAATCATCGTGTTGTTCCATTAACACATTATGGTTTCGTTACTACCACCGAATCTATTTATAAAGCTATACGAGATAAAGTTGTTCAGCAGGAAATTAGGGATACTACAAATAAACTTATTCTCTTACAAGATCAACATGGTAAGTTTCATGAACCTGGATATAAAAAGATTGTCAAACTTAATAAATATTTTAATGATAATCGGATTTTTATGAAAAGAAAACACGTATTAAATCAGTTGGGAACTTTTTTATATGAACGTGAAATGCTACCTGCAATTGCCTTTGTGTTTTCACGGAAAAATGTGGAAGCGTGTGCAAATGATATGACTGTACCTTTATTGGAATTTGATAGTAAAGTTTCTTATACTGTGAGAAAGGAATGTGAACAAATCATTCGTAAATTACCCAATTTTGAAGAATATTTACATTTGCCTGAATATCAAAACCTTGTATCATTATTAGAAAAGGGAGTTGGTATTCATCATTCTGGTATGATTCCTGTATTAAGAGAGATTGTTGAACTCATGATTTCAAAAAAATACATCAAACTGCTATTTGCCACAGAATCTTTTGCAATTGGCTTGGATTGTCCAATTAAAACTGCTATTTTTACAGGGGTTACTAAATTTGATGGACGGGGGGAACGTCATCTTATGTCACATGAATATACACAAATGGCTGGAAGAGCGGGACGGCGTGGTATTGATACAATTGGTCACGTCGTTCATTGTAATAATTTGTTTGCACAACCCTCACATGGTGAATATCAAGCTATTATGGGCGGTATTCCACAAAAGTTGGTATCCAAATATTATATTTCATATTCATTAATTTTGAATTTATTGAAAAATGGACAGACCAAAGATTTTCATCTATTCTCTCAAAAAAGTATGGTTCATCGTGAAATTTGTAATTCTGTACAGGGTCAAATTTATGAAACTACTGAACTTAAAACTGCCATTGATAAAAAAGAAGAATTTGTAAAAACAGCAAGAACATCCTATGAAATTTGCAATGATTATATTGATACATTACATATCTTTAATACTACCTCTAATAAAAAACGTAAACAAGCTGATAAACAATTACAACAACTCAAGGATAATAATCGTTATTTAATGGATGATGTCAAACGTGTTCAGGAATGGAATGATATGCAAACTAAGTATAAAAATGATATGAATTCCCTTAAGCATACCGAACAATTTATACAAAATCAAACATTAACTGTATGTAATGCATTAGAGACATTCGGGTTCATATCTAAAATAAATGATACTGAAGAATATCAACTAACTAATACGGGAATTATTGCATCTAATATCGCAGAAATACATTCACTTATTGTTCCTTCCTTACTTAGTAATTGGAACTATTTTGCTGATTTTTCACAACAACAAATTATTGGACTATTTTCATGTTTCACTGATGTCAAGGTTTCCAGTGATTGCCGATTAAGTCTACCTACTACTGATGATTCCTTTTTGAAGTATCGTATACAAGAAATAATTCAGGAATTTCAAAAATATGACGATTATGAGAGTGAATATAATATGAATACTGGTATTCAATATGAAGGTGCATTACAATATGATATTATTGATATTTCTATGAAATGGTGTAGTTGTCAATCTATTGAAGAATGTAAATTATTTATTCAAACTGATTTGGCAGATAAATCTATATCTATTGGAGACTTTACCAAAGCAATGCTAAAAATCACCACTATTGTAAAGGAATGGATGAATGTGTTTGAAATTATTGGTAATATTGAAGCTTTACATAAATTTACTGGTATTGAAACCCTACTTTTGAAATATATTACCACATCACAAAGTTTATATGTATAAAAAATTGATTCTTATATATTATTACAACTAATAACAATATATACCTGCATTAATGCATAATTACAACATACAATATCACGGTGCATATCATTCATATTATTCAATACGATGTACTATTATACTAATAATGACAATGATTATTCTTATGATTCTGGGGTCACTAGTAGTACCGACAGTCAAGAATCAGTAGATAATACCAGTATAATTATTGACTTATATGGCGAAGGACAATTTGATAGTGATAATAGTGATAATGACAATAGTGATTATGATAGTGATATGGACAGTAATGATGGAATTATTTATGATATTATAAATGTAGAAGATGCACAACATTTCTATAGTGAAAAAATACATAATAAATATTATATTGGATTGTCTCATATTTATATGTATAACAACTGTCAACAATTATTATTATCTGCATCTGTTTCAGCACCAATATTTTTCAAACATTCATATGATAATATAAATGATTACTTATATTATTATGGATTAACACGTATAACAAATCATCAAGTGCAAATTCTACAAGTTGATATTATACAAGAAGATCATCTTGAAATTGTTACAGTTATTAATAAAACATATTGGTTACGACTCATGCAAAGACATTGGAAAAAGATATATAAACAACGCAAAACTATTATCCAACAACGAATCTTACCAGAAAACCTATTTTACAACGAAGTCAATGGAAATTATCCAATCAATATATCGTATTTACCCTCATTATATGGTATGTTATCTCAATACAATAAACCGGTTAATTGACATGAATATTTATCGCATCGCTTATAAAAACGAACTATAAGTTTATCGGGTTATTTCTAATAACTCAAACAAACTATTTTTTACTATCTGCACCATAGGTTCTATTTCCTGAAAATATATTTGGATTTGTTTTGAACGCACAAACATATATTTATTCGTTTTTTCATACAATGTTAAGTCTTGATTTAACGTTACTGATGTATACATAGCATTATATTCATTCATCATAGTTATTAATCGTTCAATATTACTTCTATGTTCCATATACAACTCATTTATATCCAGTATATTTGTCATCTTATCTACACCATCTTGATACTTGTTTACATTCTTTATTAATTTTTCATAACATCGTTTATATTTTTCATCAATAATTATAATATCAGCCATGGTAAATTCTGGTGCTTTCACTTCTCCTATATTATTTTCTATATCACGATTCAAGTTACATTCATATAAATAATATTTTATTTCGTCGTCTTTGTCTTCGTCTTCGTTATCATCATCATTTTCTTCATTGTCATAATACATTTCATAAACTTATATATAATAGATTTTATATTTCTTTAAATAATTGAATAATATTATTTTTCAATGAAACTTTTTTATCAACTGCATCAATATCTATAGTTTTCTTATATTTTTCTGGATTTCTACAAATATCAGTTAATAACTGCATATCTTGGACTGGTTCTCCAGTTAAATAAACAACATTATCTGGAAAATACGTTTCTATATTACGACAACCCAAATATACTGGAGTGGTATTTGTTAACAATGAATTTATTATTTTTTCACTGAAATAATGATTGCTTTGGATATTTTCAATACAAATATGAAACTCATACCCATCATACATTTCGTATTTTTCAAACCCTCCTTTTATACGAGGGTCTTGTTTATAAAATTTGCAACCTCTTCCGTATATATCTATAGGTAAATTGGTATTTAATATGGCATTTGCTAATATATGACGATATTTATGACCTGGTTGATGTTTTTTTTGACTTATCATTAATGACATTCTATTTACGTTTGGTTTCAAAACTGGCAACCTAGCATTATATGTTAAATAACAATTTCCTTCTATAAAGGGTTTTGGTAAATTTAATTGATCACCTATATAATATTTATGTATGTATTTCTTTGCATATTCTACAAACTCTTTCGTTAATCCAAGGTATACATACGGTTCATATGCAAACCCGATTACATTTTCTATAGGTATCCCTTCGCGGATTTTTGGCATTGCTGTATTCCAAATAATTACATGAGTATAATCATCATCACTTGTAATGAATGTAGATATAGAATTATATAAACTTTGTTCTAATATAAGCCGTTTTGCTTCAATACTGTCACACCAACTTGAAAAAATACGAATACGCATTGAAGACATTAATCTCTATAAGTTTATTTTTCTAATTTAATTTACATATAGAGAATAAATACTAATTAAATGGACGATTCAAATATTCCAAAAGTAAATGATAATAGTGAAATCAATGATATACGTACTCCTGCGCAATTCAAAGGTATATCATTTTCAAAATATAAAAAAACCGAAGTTAGAAAACAACTTATTGAGAACCTAAAGAAAGGACGAATTGAACCAGCATGCTATTGGTGTGCTGAATTAATATGTGGTGGTCATTTTATGGAGGTTTGGGAAACGATTATACACTATATTGGAAAGCATATCCATTTAGGTAATCCAAAAATTTTATGTTATATTGAAAAAAGGTATGATATATTTCGTAATATAATGTCTCAAGGACAATATTTAAATGAATTACAACTACGGAATCATCCTACTATACGCATTTTATTTGCTGAAATTATTGGTATATTAGCCAATTCAAACAAACGTAATAGTTTTGAAGCTATTAAAATAGACCGTAATGAAGAATATGATATAACACAAATGTCTGAAAAATTAATAGCCCCTAATATATCTTATATTGAACCTATATTCAAAAAGGATGACCCCAAAGAATTATTTATTGCTGCCAATGAATTTGCATATAATATTTCACCAGATAAATCAAATATGGTTAACGCATGTTATTGGATTGAATGGATTATAGAGTTTCAACAAATTTGTAAAAAACGTAAAAACCCATGTTATAGTGAATCCCGAAATTATCCAGTAGACGCAAAATGTAAACAAGACCTGATTTGGATATTATGGGAAGCAATGTTTCATTATGCTGAAATAAAAAGTAAATACTGTTTTCAATTGATGGGTTCTATTTTCCGCCTTTTCTGTATTAAATATACTACTGCTTCAAGCAAAAAACGTAGATATTTACTATATTTTGCCGTGTCTTTACTTACAGAAACAATTCCTGAAAATATTGAAGTAATTACAAATAAGTCCACAATTGAAACTATTAAAAACAAAATTAATATTATTTATAAACAAATTAAGAAAAATGAAGAAAGCCCGAACACAGATTATTTATTTGCAAATTTGGAAAGAGAAAATACATTTGAACAATCCATGCGAAAAATGGAAATAGTAAATAGCATGGATTTCTTATCAAAATAATTATTTGTATATTATATATGTCTAATCCCAAACGAGTAGGTGAAGGGACTTATGGATGCGTACATAACCCACCGTTGAAATGTAGAGACCAATTATATAATCCAGACCCAACAAAGGTTTCAAAAATATTATCAAGAAAGAACGCGAATAGTGAATTAAAAGAATTTAAATTAATACAAAATGCAGATAAAAAAGAGGATTTTCATTTAGGAAAACCGGGTTCTTGTTTTCCAGATAATACTGAAATAAATGCAAAAGCTATTGATCAATGTAAAGGTTTTAGAGGTAAGTATATAAATAGATATAAATTATTATTATTAAAAAATGGCGGTCAAGATTTATCAAAAATAGAAGACAAATTTAAGAAATTAACGGTGAATACTGTTAACCGGCGTAAATTAGAACATTTTTGGTTGGATATGGCTCGTTTATTATATGGTTCCAAAGTGTTAATTGATAAGGGAATTGTTCATCATGATTTGAAACAACAAAATATAGTGTATAATGAAAATACAGGACGTGTAAATTTTATTGATTTTGGATTAATGATGAGAAAAACAGAGATGTTCAAAAAGGCAAATGGTTCTCGTTATCCATTTGGAGAACATTGGTCATTTCCACCTGATATATTATTTTATAATTATGTTGACTATCAAAGAATGACCATAATAGAAGGACGCGATAGAAATATCTTTATGCAAAATTCATTTAAAAACTATAAAGAACCATTAAAAATAATTGAAAAAAATTTAATGGATAAAGACGAAAATGAAATAGATTTTTCTATAAGAATTGTAAGAGATTATTATAACACATATAGTAAGTTAAAACATAGTGATGATGATTATAAAATATTTATAAATAAAAGTTTTGAAACTTTTGATAACTACGCAATAGGTTTTAGTTTATTTTCAATATTAAAAGAAACAAAAGAATTAATTGACGAAAAATTATATAACGATTTAAGAGTGTTATTTTTAAGTATGATAACTTTTAAGTTATTTGAACGTCCAACACCAAGTGAAGTTGTAGATAAATACGAATTTATTTTAAAAAGTAATGGATTATTAGATAAATACAGTATGAGATTTGAAAACCATTTTTTGGTAGATGGAACAGAAAAGAAAATAGAAGAATTACCAAAAAATGCAAATAAATTTTTAGCAGATTTGATATTACAATGCCCTGACGGAAAAGAACGTAATCCAAAAACAAATCGGTGTATTAATAAATGCAAAGATGGTTATTCCAGAGATGCGGAGTTTAAATGCAAGAAAAACAAAACTCAAAAGAAAAAACCTATATTAGAAGAAACAATTACTGCTCCAATGGTTGATTTACATAAAACACCTGAAATAATCAGCTATAAAAATAAAACACAAAAGAAAAAATGTAAAGAAGGAAAAGAATTAAACCCGAAAACAAATCGTTGCGTAAATAAATGCAAAGATGGTTATGCAAGAGATGATGATTTTAAATGTAAAAAGAACAAAAAAAAATAAATAATATCTAACACTAATATTTATTTTTTATTACTTATAATATATATCATAATGCCAAATTCCAAAGTATATAATACAGAAAATACAAATAATAAACAAGGTACAAATATTATAGAAGATACAAATGATAAAGAAGAACAAAAAACTGATAATATAGACACAACTATTTCTTATAAACGTTCTAATAGTGTATTTGAATCTATTATTCCTCATCGTGCAGTTTTAATTTTATTACAATCCACTTTATTGATCTATAATTATGGAAAATCATTTACCATGAATACTCCTGATGAAACTATAGAAACTTTTGTAAATAGGTCAATTGAAGATGGTAGTATTCATAAATTAGGATTAAATTCTGCAAAAAGAGCTGCTATGTTTGAATTAAAACAACTCGCGCCAAATGGTAAAGTGCATACATTCATTGACGACCCACATAGTGATATTCAAGTAGGAATTACCATTAATCATGAACAAAAAAATTTGGCAGTTGTCTTTCGTGGTAGCGAATCTATAAAAGATTGGTATTATGACTTACAAATACTTAAACATAAATATAAAGATAAAATTTGGATTCATTCAGGATTTTATAATCAACTCCATTCAGATAATATTCATTTATGTATAATTAATAAAGTACGCTCTATTTTAGACGAACATCCGGATTATAAAGTTTTTGTAACAGGACATAGTTTAGGAGGTGCATTAGCTACACTTTTTGGATATATTTTATCACATGATATTGATAATTTTATTACAGTTGTTTCTTTCGCAAGTCCTCGCATTGGTAATTATCATTGGAAAAAATCATTTGAATCAAAAATGAATCTTAAACACTTCCGTGTTACTAATAATAGAGACCTTATTACCGCTACACCTACTATTAATTACTATCATGTAGGTACTGACATCAAATTATACAACGATTCTTTTTATATTAACGTAGGAAAGACACATTCTTGTTTTGATTATACTATATTTTCTAATTGGAGTGTTATTGACCATAGTTGTGAATTATATTATGAAAATTTAGTTAATAATATATGGTAAATTTGTATATGAAAAATAAATATGCAAATTTAGCTATTATGATACGTTTTACAAAACGTCACGATTTACTTAAACAAAATATTAAACTAATTACTAAGGTATCACAATTAAATAAAGATATTTGTTTGTACACTCCACCTAAAACTGATATTTGTCTGTATACTCCACCTAAAAAATAAATTCAACAAAATTTTATTCATAATTATAAACAAATACACGTTCCGCTCCTGATAGAGACCCTACAACTAATCGTGAACCATCTTCATTTAATTTTAACGTAGAACCATAATATTGTTGTGCAGTGCTACCATTCAAATCAACACCTACTTGGACCCATGTATCTATATTACTACTATAACTATAGACCCTTACCTCACCTATATGTTCTACCCCCCCTTCATCATGCGAAAGTGCACCAATAGCTACAATCAATCCATTTGCACTTAATGAAACAGTATTTCCACTATAACTATTAGTAGTTTCGCCATCTATATCTTGTCCCATTTTACTCCAGCTACTTCCAGAATATTGAAATATTCTTACATGACCTGACTTCTCTCCCCCCGGCCCGTCCCGAGTTTCAGTTGCTCCACATGCAATAATTGTACCCAAATTATTTATTGAAACCGAAGACCCCCATTTATCACCAGTGTAACGCTCAGCCTCTATACTTGCACCGACTGGTGACCATGTACCGCCAAGTTGTCCAGGAGTTGTATATTGATATACGTTTACCAGACCTTTTGTGCCTGCGTGTGCGGGTGACCCGACACAAATAATATCTCCATTCCCATTAATTGAAACCTTAGAAATGTTTGACATGCCTCTCACTGATTCTACTGATATATTAGATAAAGTAGTTCCTAGTTGTTCCCACCCCCCACCAAGTTGTCCGGGTGTTGAATATTTATATATTTTTACAGAATCACTTCGTGTTCCTAATACAATAATTGAACCAGTTGAATCTAAATCACAATGAAACCCTAAATTTTCAAGGTAGGGGAATGTAACACCAGATATAGTACTTCCAAGCGGTTCCCACACTCCCCCGACCTGTTCGGGGGTTGAATATTTATATATATTTGTATGCCCGTGATAACCTGCACCACTTCCAGATACAGCTATAATTGTACCGTCACTATTCAGTGCAGTTGCAGTTCCAACCTTGTCGTTCACACTATTACCTACAAAGTCTGTTCCCAATTGTACCCACGTATTTCCATCGTATTTATATACACGAGCCAAACCAATAGAAGCTATGTTATCTATGGGGTCTGTATAAAAGTCCATTCCAAAACAAATAACTGAACCATCATTACTTATTGAAGTTGTGTGCACCCGGTGAGACTGAATACCAGACCCACCATAAACCATATTTGTAACTATACTTTGTGTTTGTAGATATTGACCAGATTGATTAAAAAAGTTGGGATTACTGGTATAATTATAATTACTAAAATCTATTTCAGTTTGTCCATTTTCAGTTTGTCCATTTTCAGTTTGTCCATTTTCAGTTTGTCCATTTTCAGTTTGTCCATTTTCAGTTTGTTCATTTTCAGTCTCTTCTTCAAAAAAACGAGCTGCTCTATTTCTTAACTTTCTACGAATTGGTATAGGTTTCGCACCTACTCCAGAACCTGGTGTATATTCATTATGTAAGGTTGATATTAATTTACCAGTAAATATTAATCTATTACTCGGCATATATATATTCATATGTTATAAATAATATTATATGAATATGATTTAAAAATCTATATCACTATCACTATTTTCCCAATTATCTAATTCTTCATGCTGTAAGGTTATTGATGATGGTCTTCTTACCGATGCTTTTGAAATACTTTGTTCTAAATCCGCTTCTTTTTGATCCCAAGAATACAACATTTTTCTATTATTATAATTTAGTTCTCTATTTTTTATATGGTATGCATTTCTGGATTTTGTATCCATTATTATTTCAAACTCTGTAACGAGTGCCTTTTTCGTATCTATTATTTTTTCATACTCTTGATTTACAACTTGTTGTACGTTTGCCCATTCTAATAACTTTTTAGTGGGGTCTTGATGGATCCATATCTTCTTATCACCCCAAGGACCAATTACATCCATTCTGTAATCTAACTCATTATGTAACAATGAAAACTTTTCACGTAACGTTTGAATACGTTCTTTCATCTCATCTAATTTATAGTATTTAGATATTGATAATAGTAATGATATATATGTTGATATTGTAATTGATACAATTGATATTATTGTTGCCGAAATTTGAAACTGTTCTCTTGTTGCTTCTAAAAATCCTGATAATGTTGAAAACAAGATGACCGAGGTCTGTATATTATTAACAGTATTATTTAAGTCATCATATTTCAAATCTAATAATCGTTTATTCTCTTTACACTCTTTTAATACTACTTTTATGTTATTTTTTATGGATTTTAATTCATTTCTAAATATTACATATTCTACCTGTTTAAACCATAATCCTTTTGCTGTAGTAGTTTCAAGTGCATCACAATTTAATTTGTAATTACCATATACTTCTTGTAACGACTCTATTTTTGGTGGCTCTGCTTCATTGTCTGTTACTATAGATTCAGCTGGTTCTGGAGCTGGAGCTGGAGCTGGAGCTGGAGCTGGAGCTGGAGCTGGAGCTGGAGCTGGTGCTGGTGCTGGAGCTGGAGCTGGTGCTGGTGCTGGTGCTGGAGCTGGTGCTGGAGCTGGTGCTGGTGCTGGTGCTGGAGCTGGTGCT